GGCTGAACCCGAGGCTGGTCAAGTGTATTGCATAGGGGCTGACGTTGCTGAAGGTTTACTACATGGTGACTATAGTGTAGCTCAGGTTATCAATGCTGAAACTCTTGAGGTTGTGGCTAGGTGGCGTGGTCATGTTGACCCTGACTTGTTTGGTTCTGATGTATTGTATGATTTGGGTGACTGGTATAACCATGCTTTGATTGGTGTTGAGAATAACAACCATGGGTTGACAACGCTGAAGGCGTTGCAACGTGCAGGTTATAGAAACATATACAGGCAGCGCAGACTGGCTAATCGTGCTCCTCAAGCTACCGAGATTCTTGGTTGGCGTACTACGGCTGCTTCTAAGCCGTTGGCTATTGACGAACTTGGTAAAGCTATCCGTGATGGTGAGTTAGGCATCTTTGATGAGCACACTCTTGCTGAGTTGCGAACGTTTGTTCGTGATGAAAATGGAAAGATGCATGGTTCTCCTCATGACGACCTTGTTATGGCTATTGCTATCGCCAATCAAATGCTAAAGCATGTGTGGCTTCCTGAGTATACGCCCGACTTGGCCCCACCTAAGTTCTCTTTTGATTGGTTTGCTAACCAAATTGAACCCGAAAAGAAAGAAAAGTTTGTTTTGGGTTCCTTTAACGCTCGTAAGTAACGATTTTCACATAGGTTATGGCTGAATTTAAATGTGAGCGATGTGAATCTACTTGGATTGAGGATACTTTGCCTCGCCGTGGAGAAATTTGCTTTGCTTGCCACCTTAAATCTATCCGTATTGGCTTTACTCATGGCAAATCAGAGTTTAGTGGTCCTACTATTGGTGAGCGTCAGCGTCAAACAATTGCTGCTGCAGCTAAAGAAGGTCGTACCATTGAACCTGCTGGAAGCCGTTGGGTGTAAGACGTGGAAGCGTGGCTTGTACCCATTATCGTTGCCGTACTCACAGGTCCGGTAGTTGTAATACTTCAAAAGCTACGCAACGAAAATACCAGCCAGCATGCTGAGTCTCGTGGTTTGCTTGAGCATCTTGTTATCAAGATTGATAACATTGATGACAAACTTGATGAGCATATTGCAGACCCTACACCCCATACCCGAAAGGAAATCCAATGACAAAGTTCACCAGTGGTAATGTTCGTGCGCTTGTGCGCTCACTCACAGTTTTGGTAACCGCATTCGGTTTAGACCTCAGTGGAGAACAAGTCGCTTCTATTCAGCTTGTAGTTGAATCAGCACTGCGTCTTGTGTATGTTAAGAAAGAAGCCTAATGGCCCGTCCTACTCACCGCAGTACACTCGCTAACTACCGGGGAAAGATTGACAATTCCCGCAAGTGGCGCAAAGAAGAAAAATACGATAAGCTTTGGCGTCGAATGATTGACCTCTACCGAGGCAAGCATTTCGACCACGTATCCAGTGAAGACCAAATGCTTATTAATGCTGCATTCTCTACTATCAACGTTATCGCACCCAGCGTCGCAGTAAACCACCCCAAAATTACTGTCGGCGCTAGGAAACCCGAAGATGGAGATAAAGCCATCATTACAGAAGCCATCATTAACTACTGGTGGCGTCACTTTGATTGTCAGAAGCAACTGCGTCGAGCAGTTGATGACTATCTGATTATCGGACACAGCTGGTTAAAGGTTGGATATAAGTTTGTTGAAGAGGAGCGCAAAAAGCCTAAGGCTGCTCCGCTTCCAATGTCTGATGCACCTGCTCCCGGACAAGAAATGGAAGACGAATCTTCCGACCTTGATTCAGTTGCAGAAGATTCACCAATGGAAACAGAAATTGTCGTTACCGAGGACCGTCCATTCGTTGAGCGTGTTTCTCCTTTTGACGTTTTTGTAGACCCTGACGCAACCTCTCTTGAGGACGCTAAGTGGATTGCTCAGCGCATACGTCGTGGACTGTTGGACGTTCGTAGCGACCAGCGCTACAACCGTCAGGCACGAAATGATGCACAGGCTACCCAGTACAACAAGTGGGCCGGCGATGAAGAACGTCCTCGTGCATCCAAAGACGACCGTGACGCCTATGTTGACGTGTGGGAATTTTATGACATTAAGCGTGGAACAATGGCCGTATTCTGCAACGGTTCGGATGGTTTCCTAGTTAACCCTACACCAATGCCATACGCTTTTGGTCATCCTTTTGTGATGATGCGCAACTACGATATCCCTGAACACTTCTACCCAATGGGTGAACTTGAAGCTATTGAGCCTTTGCAGTACGAGCTTAACGCTACACGTACACAAATGATGAACCACCGCAAGCGTTTCTCACGTAAGTGGCTGTACAAGGAAAATGCCTTCGACACCCCAGGCCGTGACGCCCTAGAGTCGGATGAAGATAACGTAATGGTTCCCGTCATCAGCGATGAGCCGTTGCAATCCGTTGTGCAAGCTATGCCTGCTGTGGTTAACCCTCCTGACATGTATAATCTGACCAATCAGATTATGCAGGATATGGACCGTGTTTCAGGTGTTGCAGAGTTTATGCGTGGTGGTGCTTCGGAAATTAACCGTACCGCTACCGAAGCTGCAATGATGCAGGATGCCATGAACGCACGCACATCCGATAAGCTTGCTGAAGTTGAACGTGCTATTGCATCTTCTGCTAAGCGTCTTATTGGCTTGGCTCAACAGTTCCTTACCGGCGAACATGTTGCCCGTGTTGTCGGTTCTATGGCAATGCCTATTTGGGTCAACTTTGACCGTGACTACATCATGGGTGAGTTTGACTTTGAAGTTGAAGCTGGCTCTACACAGCCGGTTAACGAATCATTCCGCCGTCAAATGGCGTTGCAGATGGTTGATGCCATGGCACCATTCGTTGGTGCTGGAATTATTGATATGAGCGCTTTGGCTCGTCACGTATTGCAGTTTGGTTTTGGTGTTAAAACACCTGAAGCTTTCCTTGCTCCACCACCTCAACAAGGACCCGTTGGCCCTGATGGTCAGCCAATGTCTCCTGAAGGTGCACCTCCACAAGGTCCACCACAAATGGGAAATCTTCCACCAGGGCTTGACCCTGCTGCGATTATGGAAGGGGCACCACCTCAGGGTGGCATGCCGCAACCTACAAATATTCCACCGCAAGTTCTCGCTATGATTGAGAACGCAACGGGTGGTTTACCAAATACAATGTAACGAATTAACCTACTATTTAGAGCAACCTTTTAGGACTCTGGAGACACATGGAAATTGAAAATTTTGAATCTGAAGCCGTAGACCCCATTGAGTATGATGGACAAGTTGATGGTGGAGAAGAAACTACTACTGAAGAGTATACTCCCGAGTATCTCGACTATGATAACTTTGCCGACAAGTATGTCAAGGTGACGTTGGATGGTGAGGAACTTGAAGTACCACTCAAGGAGGCGGTTTCCGGATATCAGCGTCAAGCGGATTATACCCGCAAGACGCAGCAACTAGCAGAAGAACGTAAGAACGTACAATTCGCTCAGGCAATCCAACAAGCGTTGGACAATGACCCTGCAGCCACAGTTGAACTTCTTAAAAGCCATTATGGTTTAGCACAGCAAGACATTCTTGAAGAAGATGACTTGTGGGCAGACCCAATGGAAAAACAGTATAAGCAACTTGAAAAGCGTTTGGCCTCATTTGAGGAACAGCAAGCGATGAACGAGCTTGAACGTACTATTAACGGACTTCAGCAAAAGTATGGAGATGACTTTGACGCAAATGAGGTTGTTTCATCAGCCCTTGCTCAGGGCACTAGCAATTTAGAGGCGGTGTACAAGCAAATGGCTTTTGATAGACTTTTTAGCAGAGAGCAGGCACAACGAGAGTTGCAGTCACGCAAGACTCAGCAGGAACAAAAAATTGTTCAGGCTAAGCGGTCTAGCGGGATTGTTGCTGGAGGTTCGTCAGCTCAGGGTTCATCTGCAGACTCAGCACCTATCACTTCACTAAGGGATGCTTTCTCTGCTGCTAAACAGCAGTTAGGTATCTCAAACTAATTATCATAAGGAGTTAAAATGCCGAACGCAAATTTTGACGCACTACTTTCAACTACGCTTGCCAACTACCGTGACAAGCTTACCGACAACGTGTTCACCGCACGTCCTCTCACATACTGGCTTTCAGACAAGGGTCGCATTCGCACCGAGTCCGGCGGTACCAAGATTGTTGAACAATTGATTTATGGTCAGAACGACACTGTTAAGTCGTACTCAGGCTATGAAACACTTGCTTTGACACCTCAGGAAGGTATCACAGCTGCAGAATACGATTGGAAGCAGTATGGTGCTTCAATCGCTATCAGCGGTATCGAAGAAGCAAAGAACAATGGCGAGCATGCCATCATTGACTTGCTTGAAGCTAAGATTATGCAGGCTGAAGAGTCATTGCGTGAAGGTTTCAACCAAATGTTCTTTAGCAACGGTACAGGAAACTCAGGCAAGAACTGGAACGGCCTTGGCAACATCATTGAGCGTGGCAACACACTTGGTGGTATTGACTCGTCAGTTGTTACAGCTCCTGGAGTTGTTGGCAACGAGTTTTGGAACTCATACGAGGAAAACACCGCAGGTGCTTTGACCTTGCTGCAGATGGCAACCGCATACAACAGCGTGTCTGTTGGTAACGACCATCCCGACCTTATCCTTACGACACAAACATTGTTTGAAAAGTATGAGTCGCTGCTTCAACCACAGCTTCGCTACACCGACACCAAGACCGCAGAAGCTGGATTCCAGAACTTGCTGTTCAAGGGTGCTCCAATCATGTATGATGTGCACGCTCCTGCCGGAACGATGTTCTTCATTAACTCCAAGTACCTCAAGCTTGTTGGTCACTCCGACAAGTGGTTTGCACAGACTGATTTCGTTCGCCCTGAAAACCAGGACGCTCGTTTCGCTCTTATCATGTGCTACGGTAACCTTGTTTGTTCAAACCGTGCAAAGCAGGGTAAGCTTACCGCAAAGACTGCGTAAGTTAACCATATTGTTTGGGGGGCGCAAGCCCCCCTCACTCTATTCACTTAATAATTAAGGAGTTAAAATGGCCTCTAAGAAGTCATCATCGTCGGAGGACGAGTTCGGTAACAAGGTGGTCATGCCACGCAAGGTTACTTCAAACGCACAATCAATTCGTTCTACAGGGAAAGACAAAACCACTGGTTCTCGTAGTGGTTCTTCGCTTCGTGCACGTGGTGTTGAAAAGGGAAGTCCTCGTCGTGTAACAGCTACGGGTGCACAATCAGCTCGTGCTGCTGGAGCAGAATCTAAGCGTGGACGTGGCACACAGCCTTCATCGGTCCATGCTGCAGGTGCAAGAGCAAAAGCTAATGCTACTGCTCCACGTTCAGCTCGTGCTGCTGGTGCAGAGTCTAAGACACGCACACGTTCTGCAATGACTGGCGGAACCGCTCGTTCTACCGGTGCAGAGCGTATGGGTGTAACCGGCAAGCGTGGCGGTTCTTCGCTTCGTGCACGTGGAGTTGAAACTGGTGGAGTAAAGAAGGCAGCTTCTAAAGCTTCTTCTTATCCTCAGTCTGTTCGTGCTGCTGGTGCTAAGGCTAAGGCAAACGATACTCAGCCTTCGTCTTTCCGTGCTCAGCGCTTCGGAAAAGGTGTAAAGGGTGCTAGTGCACAGGTTAAGCCTCGTGTTAACCAGTCTATGCGTGCTGCAGAGTACGGCAAGAAGAAGCCTGGGAAATACTAGGTTATGCCTAAAGTTGGTAAGAAAGAGTTTCCTTATACCGCAAAAGGAATGGCTATGGCTAAGGCTGAAGCCAAGAAGAGCGGTAAGAATGTTGCTACTAAGAAATCTGCGGCAGCAAAGAAACCTGACCCTAAAAATAAAAAGTATTCTTCTTCTGCAGCGGATTTTCGTAAAGCAGACCAAGAATCCATGAGAATCTACAGGGAAACAAAACGTAACCCTAAGGACGCAAATGGTAACTCTTATTTTGGTGCTGGTGGACAAAAAACACCAATGGGACAATCTCCAAAAGTTCCTGGCAGAAGTATGCCTCCTGGTACTCCATGGAAAGAACGTAGTCCTTCGGGGAAACGTCCATCTTCTTCCCCTAAAAGACCTCCAGTAGGACCACGTGTTCCAAAACCAAAAACAACGACAACGACAACAGTACCTAGAGGGCTGGCTCAGTCTTCTGTAAAGAAAACCAAAAACGTTGCCGGTGGTTTGGCGTCTTCATCCACAAAGAAGAAAATTAAGTAACGAATCACCATATAGGGTATGAGTAAACAACTTGCACACACCCTATATGGTGAACCAGTTAAAGGTATCCGACCTGCGGGCGAAGCCCCGGGTAGTCGCCTGGCACCAGCGGGTGCGCCCTATGTTGGGCGCAACCGTTGTGTTGCTAATGAGGATACATGTGAAGGCCCTAAAGCTAAGGGCACAGAGTATTGCGCAGGTCACCTGCGTTCAATGGCTAAAAAGGAAGTTTAATGGCTACTACGGCTGAGCTTACACAATTTGTATGGGATGTGATGGACCTTGAAGAAGTGGACCTTCCGGGCGCACTTGTGCGTCAGTTTATGCGTGATGGCTTTGACCGTATTGTTAATCTTGAACGCCGTTGGCCTTTTTATGAGTCGTCATACACTCTTAATACAACCCCTAGTCAGCGTGATTATCCTATTGGGTCTATTGGCGCTGGAGACTTACGAGAAGTAGTTTCTATTCTTGACAATAGTTCTGCCGGTAATCGTTTAACGATTACATCTATTGACGATGCCGAGGCTTTGTGGCATGGCTCGTTTGACGTTCCTACTCGTCCTTTGTTTTATACTGAGTGGGGCGAAACTATAAAGCTTTACCCCAAGCCTGATGCTGTCTACCCTTTGTCTGTCCGTGGATACCGCAAGCCCAGCTATACGTGGGTGACTGACACTACGTTGCAACCTGATTTGGATTATCGTTTCCATACTGCGTTAGCTTACTATGCTATTTCCCAGGCTTATAAGCGTCAGGAAGATACTGAGATGACCAACCAGTACAAACAGTCTTTTGATGAGGCTGTGCAGTTGGCCAAGCTGGAGATTATGCGTCCTCCTTCTCATCGTCCGATGATTATGTCACGTGGTTATGTTCGTCCGTCGTCTAAGTATTGGCTTGAATCTATGGGGCGCACCTTAGGACAGTAATGGCTAGTTTGCAAGTTGTTCGCCAGGATGATTTTACTGGTGGTTTGAATCTTAGAGCCGACCAGTTTCAGTTGGGACCTAATGAGTCTCCTAAGATGTTGAACGTTGAGATTGACCCCCGTGGTGGCGTGTTCTCTCGTGGCGCTATGCGTCGTATTAACGACTCTAGTATAGCTGCTCACTGGTTTCCTAAAAATATGTTTCCTTTTTACGGTGAAGTATATTATGCCATGATGAGTACCGGAAACTCAGGCGGTGTAGATGGTAGTGTTTATTATTCAACTGGTTCAGATTTTAGCAACTTGTCTATTCCTGTCGGATACGAACATGGAGCTTCTTTTGCGCCGTGGGGTAAAACGTTGTTTATTACGGGTGGTCCAACAAAAGTTTCTCATAAATGGAATGGCACAACTAAAACTGCCTTAACTGCGAGTGGTCCCGTATGGCAGAACAGCTACGCAACTCCAACCATTACTCCTGAGTATTTCCCCCAGGCTGCACACTCAATCACTCATGCCGGTAAAATATTTGTTGCTAACACAAGAGAGAACGGCTTGCCCCGACCAAACGTTCTTCGCTGGTCACATCCAAACAATCCAACCAACTGGGCTGAGCAGGACTTTATTGAAATCAATGACGGTGGTCAAGAGATTACAGGCCTTGCTTCATTTGGTGGACATCTTCTTGTATTCAAGAACAATGCTGTATACGCTATCTTTGGTTACGACTCCGATACTTTCCAAGTTGTTGAGATTTCTCGCAATGTTGGTGCAGCAACGCCACAGGCGATTTGCACCACAGAACGTGGTGTTTACTTCTTTTCATATCCCGATGGTTTAATGCTTTACAACGGCACAAATGTTGTTGATATTTTTGAACCTATTCGTCCGGCAATTATTGATGGTAACATCAAGGTTGCAGCAATTAATAGTGTTTGTGTTAACTATATAAACCGTCGTGTTTGGGTCTCTGTTCCATATAGTGAAACATCCACCCCCACATATACAACCGCTGTTTTTGTTTATGACCCTAGCGTTTCTCAGCGTGGTGCTTGGTTAATGTTTAGCACCTGGGATTCTAGGGGTGTTTCGGGTGGGTGTACTTTTGTTCAGAAGAATGGTGACACGCTGCATCTTGCTGCCCATTCGACTTCTCCGAATGTACTGGAGGTTGACCAGTACACCAGTGGATTTGATAACACTGCTGGCTCCAATCAGCCGTTCTTTTCTAGGTACAGAACACGCTGGGTTGACGCTGGTTCCTACAGTCAACGTAAAATGTGGCGTCGTCCTGATGTTGTTGTTAAACAAGCAAGCTTTAATGCTAGTTTAAATTTTGATATTTTCTCTGACTATGAAGAAGCGAGCGTTGTTAAAAACTATAGTGTTTTTATCCCCAGCGCCAGTGCCGGCATGATTTGGGGCGTTAATAGATGGCTTGAATCTAATTGGGGAGCAAACAATGTTGGTTCTCAAATCATTAACGCTCGTTCTATTGGTTTAGCTAAAGCTATTCAGGTTGAGTTTTCAGGAACCCCGGGCGTGCCTTGGGGTATTAATAGTTTTACTTTAAAATACAATCCACGAAAGGTGACTAAATAATGCCTAGTTTAAATTTTCCACACACTTTAAGCAATAACACGGTTGCTGATGCAAACCATGTTATGGCCGACCTTAACGCTATCAGGGACTTTACAAACACAGAGGTTGTTCGTACTGATGGTTCTGTTAAGGCTAGTTCTTCTGCTATTGCTGATTCGGCCATTACTAATGCAAAGATTGATTACACTACTGTTCCTCGTTTAACTGTTTCTACTAGTGCAGCCACAGGTGGCAAAGCTGGCGATGTTTGGATTGTAGTTTAAGACATGACTTTTAGGGCCAATAAAAACGGCAGCTGGGTTGGTGGTGATGACCAATCCCAAGGAACTACCGTATATGGGAAACTAGGCAATGATTGGCTTTACGCTAAAAGCGTTTGGGCAAACAACAATGGTACATGGACACGTGCATGGACTGACTGCCGTCAGCATGATGCTGGTGGTCGTGACTGGGGTTCGTCGTCTTCTTCCTCAACTGTTTCTTGTGGTGGTTGTGGTGGTTGCGGAACTAACACAAAAGTTGTCACTACTGTGACATACACAAAAGAGGGTTGCCCTGTTTATACCCGTGCTTCTGAGACCGGCTGTACCGGCTGTACCGGTTCTTGGAGCGCTGTGTCCTCTAGCACTCTTACTTTTGATGGGGTTGAATACACCTATGTCGGTCCTGCCGGTTATTACGCTGTGTATGGAATTGGAAACCCGTCGGTGCCAGGATGTGGTTCGTGTCCTACAGGCTGCTACAGAGAAGGCAGTTACTTCATAGAGGTGTGCAACCTCGGTGGTTATCGTGGACAAACATCCCCATTGAGCTGTAGTATTTGTGCCAACATTTTTGGTGAACCATGTTAGGAGTAAAAAATGGATGAAGTATTGATTAAGTATTTGGTTGTTGAAGTTGATGGGGAGGTAGTGACTTTGTTTCAAATTCCTTCGCTCAGTGATGGTGGAAGATTTGAAATGATTGAAGCTGCATTGGAAAGCAACCCCGTATTGAGACTTGTAGACAGTGCTAAAGTCGGAAGTATTTGGAATGGAGTGGAGTATATAACACCATGAGTCCTTGGCAGGAATGGAAAAAACGCAATCTAGAAGCGCAACAAGCAGGCAGGGTAACCCCTGCTGCGTTGTTGAACCCCGACACACCTGAAGTGTCCGGGGACGTTGCCGACTCCCGTCTTGCTGTCTGTTCTGAATGCCCCGAATACATGGCTACAAAACAATGTAAACAATGCGGTTGTTTTATGCCTCTAAAGTCAAAGCTACTTCATGCTTCATGCCCGCTAGGTAAATGGTAATGACAGAGACACCACGCAACAATCCTCCTGAACAAATATGGACTGCCCCTCTAATGGAAACATTACGGGGAGCAGATTCACGCACCCTACAACATATTTTTACCAGTCTTAAAGAATATCTTAAAGGGATTGACGCAACCATCTCCAGTAACTACTACAACCTTGTTATTGGTTCTGTTTCTCAAGGTGTTGCCGGTGCAAGCATTACGGGCACATTCCCTAGCCAAACTTTAAATCTTAGTTTACCTCAGGGCGCCACAGGACCTACTGGTCCTGCTGGCCCACAGGGTCCTGGTGGTTTCTCAACTTTAAACCTTGATGGTGGACAGCCTGATTCTGTGTATGGTGGTTTACCTTTGATTGATTCGGGTAATATCTAATGGCTGTTCAAATTCAATATCGTCGTGGTACCGCTTCTCAATGGACTAGCGTTAACCCTGTGCTTGCCCAGGGTGAACCTGGCTACGAATACAACACAGGCAAGTTCAAGGTCGGCAACGGTGTAGATACTTGGAATGTTTTGCCGTATGCCAGTGGTCCTATTGGTCCTGTTGGTCCTGCTGGTCCAACTGGACCTGCTGGACCTATTGGTCCTGTGGGTCCTCAGGGTGCTGTTGGGCCTATTGGTTTAACTGGTGCTACTGGACCTACTGGATTGACGGGAGCTACTGGTGCTACTGGACCTCAGGGTATTCAGGGTCTAAAGGGAGACACGGGGGATACTGGTCCTCAAGGCATCCAAGGTTTAAAGGGCGACACGGGCGCCACAGGAGCCACTGGAGCGACCGGACCGCAGGGTTTGAAGGGCGACACAGGGGACACGGGTCCTCAAGGCTTACAGGGCCTTACAGGGGCTACTGGAGCGACTGGAGCTACAGGCGCACAAGGTCCCAAGGGTGATACTGGCGATACTGGTCCTCAGGGACCCATTGGTCTGACTGGAGCCACTGGAGCAACCGGTGCTGACTCTACTGTCCCTGGGCCTACTGGTCCTACCGGTCCTGCTGGACCAACTGGTCCTGCTGGACCAACTGGTGCTACGGGGGCTACAGGCGCCACTGGCGCTACTGGTCCTGCCGGTGGTTTTAATTCAACACAAATCATTAACGCTCAACATAACGCAACTTATTCTTTGGTTCTTTCAGACCTTGGAAAGATGATTACAACAAGTCATGGAAGTGCCGTAACAATAACTGTCAACTCAGGCTTGGGTTTAGTGCCTGGACAGTCTATTGATTTTCTTCAAATGGGCAATGGTCAGGTAACCATAAATCCTGGAACGGCTACAGTTCACGGTACTCCTGGTTTAAAGTTTAGAGCAAAACATTCTTCTGCAACATTGTTTTGCACGGCAACAGACGAGTACGTTTTAATTGGCGACTTGAGTGCATAATGCCAATCCGTAGAGGAACGTTTGCTTCAAGTGTTAATGAACTGCCGTCTGCAAGTATTAACTCTGTAACTAACTTCAATCAGAATCAAGCAACATTTAATGCTACGGTTAGTGCCAACGCTGCAACTACTACCGTTTATTACGACTATTCTACCAGTTCGTCTTTTTCTTCTTTTGCAACAGTAACAGCAACAATGGGACTTACTGGCCAAAATCAATCAGTACCTTTTACTGTTACGGGGCTGTCAATAGGTACGGTATATTATGTTCGTGTGCGCGCTGTTAACGCAGTAGGTTCGGTCACTTCAGGAAATACGCTATTTACTACTTGGTCAGTAAAGACATACACCAACACGACTGCTGGCTCTTTTTCTGTTAGTGTCCCTTCAATACCTGGAGTTTCTCCTTCTATATTTGAAATGATTGCATATGGCGGTGGTGGTGGTGCAAACTATGCTGGCGGAGGTGGCGGTGGGTACCGTCTTGCTGCTAGTCATGTATCATCAGTTGCCGGTACGCAAACAGTTAGCGGAACTGTTGGCGCAGGTGGTGCAGGTGGAAATGGTGGAACTGGCGCTGGTGGAGCTGGCACAGGCGGGAACACAACTTTAACTGTTGGCTCTACAACATGGACTGCTGGCGGTGGAGGAACTGGTGCACACCCAGGAAATTGTGGTGCACCAAACGGAACTGGTGGTTCCGTTGGCTCGGGAAACAATTCAGCACGAAGCGGTGGGAACAACACCTACGGCTACTACTATAGTTACGCATGTAACCCCTATAGCTGCAACCCTTATGCTTGCAACCCGTACTGCTGTGCTACTGATAAATTCGGTAACTGTACTCAAACCTGCTATGAAACCTGCTATCAAACCTGCTATCAGACCTGCTACGCCTACGACTGCAACTATTACGCAGGTGGTGGCGGTGCGGGCACAGACTCGGGTGGCGCCTCTGCCTCAACACAAAACAGCACCTCTCATGTTGGTGGTGCAGGCGGTGCCGGCGGTGGAGCCTACGGTCTTCGTGGTGGCAACGGTGGCGGTGGTCGTGGAACGCAGGGTGTTGGAGCAAACGGCTCTGTCCCAGCAGGTTCGGGACCAATTGTAGGAACTGGTGGACAGGGCTGGTTTGGTTCCGGTGTCGCTGGTGGTGTAACATTTAAATACTATGGACCATGAGGAAATTATGATTACGGCAAAACCATTTGATATTAACGTTATTAAAACACATAAATTATTTTATGTGTTGGATTACATAACTGGAAACATTGTAGAACTATACAGGCGTACCCCCGCTGGTGACGACCCGTTTACAGATGCTGAAGTGTTTACAATGCAGGACGGTCATCTGCTTGTAGCGATTAACCATCCATTTAAATATTCTGCAAATAGCTGTTTGATTGCCAAGCAAGAAGACATCGAAGAGGTTGTTAATCTTGTGGCGTGGGAGCGTCTTGTCGATTTTTATGATACAGACATTGACAATACAGACCAGGGATTTTTTGCTTTTTGTGATTCTCAAGCCCTTTTTGACCCAAGTGTAGAATGGCGTTGCGACAATACGTTGTACGGTCCACATACTTTTGTACGGGAGGATGGTCGCATTGTTCCAACGATTAACAAGATACGAGCATATGAAACAATAATGTCTGTACACGGTGTTGGGTATTTAATTTACCTTCATTTACATGATGATGAAGAAGTCCGTGAAAAATATAAAAACAACTCAGAAGTTCCCTGTGTTGGGCTTACTCTTTCAGAAGCATTTAAACTTTTACATGAATGGTCGGAAGTCACTAAAGAGCCGTTTAACAGCACGCAAGATATTGCTATAAAGGCGTCACAGTTTTTAGATGTTTTTGGGT